CTTCTATAAAGATGCGTTGAAGATCATAAAATGCACCAGATTGAGGACTAGCATTGGTCAAGATGAGTAAGTGGTAGGGCTTTGTAGGGTTTCGTGCTAGTAGTCGAGCAAATCCACCGATAGTGAGATCAAGACGTTTGCGCTGACTGTTTCGATTGGCATTGAGAAGGAGAATCGCATCCGAAGGAACGTTGAGATTGGTTCGCACAGATGCAACCGAAGAATCAGCCATACATGAAAACACTGTAGGATCCACTGCATGTTCCATCACACGGACATCTGGGAAGGGACCGTATTCCAAAAAATTCTTCTTCCAAACTTCGCTGAAACAATAGATCCGGTCTGAATGATTACGAATTGTTTCAATTAATGGTTGTGCAATCCCTTCATAGACTTGATCAAGATAGATCCAGAGTTTATATGAAGATTTACCTCGCTCGTGTTTCATACACTCAATAAATCGCATGACAATCAATGGATCGTTGTAAATCATGACAACGTCTGGACCGACCATCTCTACATATTCGTGAATTTTGTTGAAGCCAAATCCTTCTTCTTTAGGATCTTCGTTAGCCGCTGCATCATAAGTGATGACACCTTCAGGAACCTTGCGAACCGAAGTGCGTCCTGGATGACGTTGAAATCCAAAGTGAAATGTTTTAACTTTAGGCGAAAGGGTTGAAATCTGTTTCAATAGATTATGGCTTACTTTGGAATATCCAGTCGTTTGATCTACGTGAGTGCTTACTAGAAGAAACCTCATTAACTAGTAGACGATTCTCTCACGTAAATTACAAATGCAAGTAAACTCTGCACAGGATTGGCTAACACGATACAAGCGTAGGGTCATTGCTAAGACTATCAACATCGATCCCCAACCTCTCTCTCGTGAAACCAATGCGATCTATTTGTCTGCGGTTGCGAATGGAGCCACTCAACGTGAGCGCTTTGTAGCACCTTTTCAAGGGGCTCGTGGTGGAGCAAGTGGTGGAGCCACCTATTCAAGTGATTGTTGTTTGAGCAACAACGCAACAGGTGCTTTTGGTGCCTTTCAGAACATTACCGATCGTGGTGTGGTTCCTTATAATGGACGTTCTGTACAACCCATGAGTGTGCGCATAGTCTCTTAAAGAAAGCATAAGGGAGTATACAAATGCCAGGTGGATTACTTCAACTTGTGGCAACTGGTGCCCAGAATGAGTTTATTAATGGAAGTCCTTCCATGACTCATTTCAGATCGGTTTACCGTCGTCATACAAATTTTGCAATGGATCAGATACGCATGTCGTTTACTGCGTCCAATTTAGAGTTTTCAACCACAGGCACTCGAACCATTTCCTGTCGTATCGATCGGTACGCACAGCTCTTGAGTGATTGCTACCTCTATCTCACGCTTCCAGACATTTATTCACCTTTAAAGTATTTGAACGGTCAGGCACCACCGTCTGGCTACGATACTCGAACCAACTCGATTGGGTATGAGTTTCAATGGATCACAAACATTGGATACAACTTGATTGATCGTATAGACCTTACAATGAATGGTCAGGCAATTCAAACACTGCCAGGTGAATGGTTGAAACTCTATTCATACATGATTCATGACGCAAATAAACGAGCCATTGTCGATCAAATGGTCGGAAACGTACCTGAACTTTACGACCCTGCACACGCATACGACCGTAACAACCAATACCCTCATTCAGTAACACCCACTGTCTTACCTGGAACCTCGCCGAATACAAAAACACCTGAACCTAGTATTCGCTCTCGCCAGTTAGTCATCCCCCTTCATTTTTGGTTTTGTGAGAACCCAGGATTGGCTCTACCACTTGTGGCTCTTCAGAACTCCGAAGTCTACATTAACGTGACTCTACGAGCCTTGACTGATTTGTATACCGTAGTTGACACATCCTCCACTTCAGTCACCTATGGCACACGCATTCGTCCTGTCAACTATCCATTGCAGTTGTTCTTGTCTCCTCCTCTCTCCACTGGATTGCCCAGTAATCCTGCATTGACCACTTGGTTCCCAGATCCATACATTGATGGTAACTTCATCTACCTTTCGGAAATGGAGATGAATCAAATGGCACGAGCGGATCAGTCGTATCTTATTAAAACTATCAAATATGTTATGAAAGATGGACAATTTGGAGGCAATACCGATCTTGAAATTCCTATGTTCAACTTGGTGACTCGTATTGTATTTCTCGCTCAACGAAACGATCAGATTTTATTGAACCAATGGGATAACTATACCAACTGGTCAGACCCAAAACGTGCTCCTTGGTCAGCGATCAATTCAGATGTACAAACCTCATTGTTAAGTTCAGGTCAACAGCAAATTACGTCTGTCTATCCTCGCGACTCTATCATTGATGGTCTGTTATTGTTTGATGGAAAGGAGCGTATTCAAACCAAGCCTCTTCCATTCTTTTCACTCCATCAGATGTACCGTCACGTTACAGGAATGACTCCAGACCTCCCTGGAGTGTATATGTATTCCTTTGCATTGGATCATGCAAATTATCAACCGTCTGGTGCAGTCAATGGAAGTATGTTCAATAAAATCATTCTCCGATTGACACTTCAACAACCTATTGCGTCATCTGTCACAACAAGTACATCGACCACAGTCTGCGTGTTAACGTCCACGTTGTTTAGTCCTAATCCAACGGTCATTCCTGCGGCAAACTTGACATTAAGAACTTCAAGCGGTGCTCTTGTCTATCCTCCAGGCACCGTAACCACGGTCGTTCAAACCAATGACAACGTGATTTTTACATTCACGTATAATGTAGGAGTCTATGTTGAGTCGATTAACTTTCTACGTATCGTCTCAGGCCTGGGCAATCTTGTGTTCGCATCATAACAATGGCGCAACAAATCGTGTCTGCCTATTTTGGAGACGAAAAAAGCTTTCGTAATATCACTAAGTCTCTTATTAGTAAAATCAACGAAGGGACACTCGATGTGACTGCAGATGAAACATTGATTCCTGTCTTTGATGCGGCTCCACAAACCAAACTAGATCCTAAAGACGAGAAGCTAGTTCGTGAAGAAGCGATTAGAGGATGTGGTGGTGAAGCCGATCAGGCATGTCTTGATGCTAAGATTGCTGAATTGAGTCAAGCAAAACTTCAAGACCTCGAACGAACGTCAACGATCCGAAATGCGATTAAGGGGCGAAGACTAACGGTTACAATTGCAGATCAGAATGGAAGAACAAGAACATTAGTTGCTCCAGATGGTCAAAAGTTCAAATTAGAAAACGTCACAGGTGATGGTAAGGTTAAGAAGGATATAATTCCTGACGTGAATGTCATCTACGCCCGTGCATGGACGCTTGCACTTCATATTGTCAACGTGTTTGTCTATGTGTTTGCGATTGTTGCAGTCTACGCCATCTTCATGCGAAAATACGAAACAACTGGACTTGATTCATTCAGAATGCTTGCGTATGGATGTGCGATTGTCTCTATCTTTCTACCGTATGCAGGCTATTTCATCATTTTACTCTATTTTGGCTTCAACTCTTTCCTAAACGAATATATCAATAAATAACAATGATCGAATTACGATGGTTGTCCGCTGGAGTAATTTTTGGGTTGTTGGTGTCAACGATTTTGATTCCGCCTACACGAAAACAAGTGCGCATTCCTCAACCGAATGATTCAAGTGTCTATCATACTGAAACAGGGTGTGTTCGATTCACATCGATCGAAGTTCCTTGCGTCCAAGAAGCAGACTATCTCAACGTACTCGCAAGTCTCACTAAGAAGTAATGATCCGCATACTAGAGGCACTTCATCGAGGAGCCCCCTTTTTCTCATTCATCATCGGATTGGGTATCGCGGCGGTCCTCTTTCACCGTGAGTATTCAACGGTTCGCACCCTAGGGCTTCCACTCAAAGATACATTAGACAAGGTCGTCCGGTCCGACGGTAAATGTTATCGCTATCGCGTGGAGGATGCAAATTGCGAAAACGTGTCTAGTGAATAAACAATGGATGATTCAACACCTCTGGATGCCCTGCTCCCAAGTCCTCAAGGTCCTCAATCTGCACCTCCTCTGATGCCTTTACCCAGCACAATGGGCGGATCACACTCCGCAATGGCACCGACCTTCAAACCTAGTTTACCAGCAATGCGTTGGATGGCGTCGTCCATGACCACCTATATTGCGTTCTTCTTGGCAGCTGCAGCCATTTCCTTATCAACCCCACGTAACCTCTTGCTTCAATATGTTCCCAATGCATACACAGGGTCTGGAGTGGTAAGCTGGACTGGTGCAGGTGTTTTAGGTTTGGCGGCTGTGGTCATTGCCCATATCCTCAAGGGATTCTTGGCTGGGTTTTTGGGATGAAAACGGATTTATTTTAGTCAACCATCTAGACCTCCCCCCTCTACAATGTCTCTTCAATCACAACGCCTCATTGCCTACCAACAACACGTCCTCCACGTCCGCAGCATTTCAACGCGGACCGAGTTCACACCCTATGAATATAAAGACTTCCAATGGAACACCTGTGCTGTATGTCAGACCGAAATCCGTGATACAGCATTCGGACACAACCCAGCTCCTCTAGCAGACACAGGTGTTTGCTGCAATACATGTTACTTGAAAGCGTGC